GTCATCTGCAGCCAAAAAAATCGCAAGACTTAATCCACGAACCATGAAACAATATTCTTTTACAACTAACAACGGAGATTTTTATGTTTAAAGGAAATATTATTTCAAGTGCTAATTTACAAGCTTTATGTGGCAAGTATTTAATTGACGTAAATGTCGCATTGGAAAATGACGAAATTATGGACTTGTTAATGCTACCGATTTTTACGCAAAGTGACAAAAAATCGGTTTTATTTGATATCGAAGAAATTTTAAAGGAGCAATTTTAAATGTACGACAGACAGAGAGAACTAGAAGAAGAGTATTGGTATCATCAAAATTGCAAGTGGGATTATTTGCAAGAACTGAAGAAAGAACATGAAGACCCGTTTTGGGACTGTGAAGAAGAAGTCAGCGAAGAAGAAATCAAAGAACTAATCGAGCTAGACAAAAAAGCAATTGAGCTAGAAAAGAAGATGGCCAAGAAAGAGGGTTTGTCCTAGATGGGACAAACCTTTTTTTATGGTCGGACTAGCAAAGGTCGCAAGGCATGGGAACTCGCAATGGTTAATGTTTCAAGAATATTTTTCCGACTAGCAAGGGTCGCAGACCTCGGAAAATCGCAGTTTGTAGCAATGGATTTGGCCACAATACCTCCATCAAATAAAAATAGATCCGAGGTCAAGGGTTCTTGTAGCAAGAAAAAAGAAATGCCATTACAAGCATTATATCGCAAATGCCAAGCAATTTGGGACTTTTCACATTTTATCCTATTTCCTTTTATAGGAGATTTCAGTTCGATAAAAAGTGGAATTCCATTTAATAGAATGAATAAATCGGGGAAACCACTAGAGGCTCTGTTTTCAATTTTTTGGAAAAAAGAGTTTTTGGGAAGTGCCTTTTTTATTTCATTCGCAAGTGTTTTTTCTGTTGACATTTGATATGGGAAAAATTAGGATAAATATAAACTTAACATGAGGAGATAATATAATGAAAGTACAAAATATGACAAGCAATAATGGAAATAAAATAGCTAATCAATTCATAATAGAAGATGATTTTAATACTGTTTATTTTCAGTCTTATAATTCTATGATTGCTAAAAAGACATGGAATGATAAGGGAGAAAAAAGAGTTTTTCTTGATAGTAATTATTGGGATTACTCAGTAACTACAAGTAAATATAGAAACATATTCTTAAATGAAAACAAAAAAGAAACTCAAAAGAAAATAGATAATGGAACTTATGTTTTAACAAACTTAAATAGGGAGAAAAAATAATGGAAAGACAAGAACTAAATAAATATTTAGATACAATTAATGTTTGCAGATTTAGTAAATCTTTTAAGCTAGAATATGGGACTTCTAGCTTAAAAGGAGTTGAGGCTGTAACAGATATTTTAATTGATGAATATCATGATACAGAAACATTTATTAAAAATATTTTTAACTCAAATAAAATGGAGATTTTATAATGAAAACATTTAGAAGTGAATTAAAAGAACTATATCTTGATTGGTATAACAATTATTTAACAGTCGATAAATTTGCAGAACACCACGGATTATATAGTGATGATATGGACAAACTTATAGATCTAGGTAGACGTTATTATAAAAGGGATTCGACCTTGAATGAGATAAGAAAAGGCTTGAGTTTAAGTGATATAGAAATTGCAATTTATAATGGATATACTGTTTATTGGAAAAACAATAACTATCAAGTCGTAAAAGATAAAATAGGTCAATATTTAATTAAATGTTTATCTAATTCATATTGTGTTGGTTTAACTACGACAGATGGAGATTTAGTAGAAGACCCAAAAGATTTTTTCCTAGGAGAGATGAACGATGGGTAAATTAAATATTCAAAATTGTATTCATGTTACAAGAAATATAGATAAAGCATGGCAACAACACCCATGGAATGAGTTAGTCGGAACATTTAAATCTATAGATAATACTTTATATTTTTTCGATAGTTTTTCTAGAGAATGGGAAGAATTCGATTATAGCTTTAATATCCTAAGTAAGAAAGAAATTAAAGAAGTTAAAAGAAAGTTGGAGATTTAATTATGGGAAAACTAAAAAACTATATGATGGAAGTTGACGACTACGTTAACACTCTTATAGAAGATAAAACTATTGAAGAAATATTATTTTCTGTTGACCAAAGATATGGGAATTACTGGGTCGGTTATGTCGCAGAACAACTAATAGATAATAAGTTGACTAATAATAATGTTTAATGGTAAACAAAAAAAGCATGATGCAAAATTAGGAATTTGTATTATCGCCCATGTCGGAGATAGATTTTCTCCCCTCTCTATCTCCGACAACTTTATAGTCGCCTTCAATAAAAGCAGATGGGTATTGTTTTCTAATTTCAGAAAGTCTAGCTACTATTTCATCTCGACTAAGTTGATCGAGTTGATGGGTAGTTTCTCGCCTATCAATAGTAAGACCACCAAGTGCAGACCTTATTTTCTCAGCATTAATCGCAGAACTATATTGACCTTTTTCTTCTGCCCCTTGGCTCAATTCGGAAAGTCTTTTAAGTTGGCCAATAACAGTAACTCCATATTTTCTTTCTCTAATTTCTCGGAGTTCTTTTAAATGCTCGGTTACAAGTGGAAAATCTCGGCCATTCAACAACAAGCTCGCAGTCTTATTGGCTTGCCCATGAGAATAACCTGCTCGCCTTGCACACTCAGCATTACTGTAAATGCCCTCACAAACAAGTTTACAAAACTCTTTTTGTCGATTGGTAAGAAACTTTTCTTTCGCCATAATAAAAAGACTATAGGTTTTCTACCATATTTTTTCAATATAAAAACACAAAAATATGTCTTGACCTCATTTATGGTACAGTTGAAGTGTAACCAGTGTAACCAAAGTGTAACCACTTATTTAAGTTCCACTATACGTTTGAACCCTATTGGTTACATGGTTACACTAGTTACACCTTTTTTTGAAAAAAAAATAATTTTAAAAAAATATGAGGAGAAACCTATGTACAAATGTTTTTTGTTGACTACTTATGGGAATATATGCTAGGATTCTTATACCAAAATAATAACCAAAGGAGAAACCATGATACAAGAATTAAACCAACAACTAAAATCCATGTACCTTGAACCACGTTCCAAGCTACGAGTAGACGTTGACTATGTAGTAGGAAGATTAGAAACCATAGTTGATATAGCAACACAACATAAAATAGATGCTGATTCAGTAGTAGATGGATTTGACTACCTTAACAAAGACATTGAAGATTTTTTAAATGAACTTAAACAAAACATGGAGAATCATAATGGAAATTAAAACTTTAGAAGTTAAGAACTTATCTCACTATGCAAAAGGTTCAGAAGAAACACCATGCTATCATGCGATGGTATATATAAATGGAAAGAAAGCCATTGCGATTTCGAATGATGGTCGAGGGAGCATGGATCACCAACACCCTTATGATGGTTTTTGTCATGAAGATATAAAGCTAGCCAATGAGTGGTGTAAGAAAAAGTTTGGGCAAAGGTCTTTTACATTTCAAAGTAATGATGGAGAAGAAGTTTGTACATATGATGTTGATCTTGAGCAATATTGCCATGATGAGTTGTACAAATGGCTTGATACCAAAGCATTAAAAAAAGATTTGAAAAAGCAATATCTTTTCGTAGAAGATGGTCATCTCATGGGTTACAAAAGAAAAGGTACTGACGAAGAGTTTAAACAATTCTTTGAGAAGAACCACCCAAAAGAAAAGTGTTTAAACTTTTTACCATTTGATGATGCTCTTAAATTATTCAAGGAGTGTGCATAATGGCTACCGAACTATATCCAACGGACTACGTTATAATAGATAGTGATACAAGAAAACCTATAGAAGGTTATGAACACATTTATCATTACACATCTGTTATTAATCATTTTAATGAGATACTGATGAGCGAAGATAAGGGGTGGGAATATGTATCGATGTCAGAGTTGTCAGACGAAGACAAAAAGAACTACAAAAAAACAATAAAAGAAATGGAGGAGTTTCATAATGAATGCTTGTG